AGCATTTCCATTGTTGGTTGTAATTGGGTCCTCATTTCTGCGGGAATTACCTGCACTCGCTCTAAGTTGCAAATTGTTTTTGTCATTTTGATATAAACGATCGTCCACGCTGCCACTACAGGGTTGGGCATCTTCATCCAGTGTATCTTTATACGGATTAGGTTCCTCATCTCTGTTCAGTGTAAATTCAGCCCAAGGGTTAGTACAATCGTCGAGTTGCAGGCATAGGCCTCGAATAATTTCTTCATCGAAACCAGTCCTGGCGGCTATAACTCGAGTCATTAAGTCAACATCCTTCACATCTTGGGGCCACGATCCTCCCTCAGTCAACCAATAAGGTTTCTCCCGATCCACGGTCCTTCGACCGCGACGCACGTCCTCAGTTTCCGTGTCATCCAAACCTTCATAATAACGCGTAACCATTCTAGCATAATGACTGGTCACCGGAGTCAATCCATCTGTGACCAGATACCCACTTAATCTATCAAGGGCCGCTGAAGCAATAGGAATATTTGGATCTCTTTGCGTTAAATGCAATTTCCGCCATGTTCTCAATGGGTCCTGAAAGGTTGTTGTTGTGTTATAGGGATCAGGATAAACTCTAGCAAGGAACGTAATTCCTAGTTCCGGCTTGAATTTGTCAATCTTAATTTTCATCCCTAAATCATCCACAACTTTCAACATAGCTTTCTTATACAACTCATCGAACAGACTGTCATCACCAAACGCTAATCCAATCAATCTAAAGGCTTCCCTCAAAGACAAATCAGGTTGGGTCATGCGTATCGAACAATACATCACAAACGCGTCTATTATAGAATTTCCATCACACGTCGTCGGGCTTCCACTTTTAACACCAACACCGGCATCATAACGAAAACCAAATCGCTTGGCCCTCGCTGGACAACTAATCAACATATCCAAATAACCGGTGAGTTCAGCCCTATACTTAGGATGGAACCAACGTAAATAACACGGATTCACAACATGCCGTTGAATCCACGCCGACACAGTGCCGTCCATATTCTCATAGTCGGCTTCCATAGGTGTGAAAATAGATTTAACATATTCACAAACTTTTTCAGCTATTTCTCGAGGCGTTTTCCCAGGACAAAACCAATGATCATTTCCTTCGTTATGCAAAACCTTATCCCTAAATGACAGTGTAAATGATGAAAACTTTGCTATGAATCTCATGTCAGCAAATGAAGAAATAATCCTACCAGTCTTCATACAAGGCTCATTCTTAACAAAGGCCTCGATCAATTTGCGACAAGTCATGTCAATAGTTTCCCATATTTGCTTAACTGCCAAAGTTGGGAAGGTTTATTCAACTTCTCAGCGGTTTCCTCCATGGAATAAGGGGCTCCCACGCCATTCTCGGGTGTAACTAATTTCACAAATTCACTCGCGAAGGCTTGAATCCTAGGACTTGGTGTCCTAGTATTATTAACAGCGGTCACTCTCCTTTCCAAAGAAATAGCCAAAGACTCCCATCTTTTTATCATAGGGACAAGATTGGAATCAGTAACTATGGGTGTGGCGTAAACTCTACTTTTTG